TTTTGGATCAGAAGCATGGCCACCCGGAGGCCCAATAACTGCACGAGCTGTTGCCGTTCCTCCTGAATTATTTCCTTGGACTGTGATTTCTGCATGTGTATATCCCGACCCTCTCTGAATAACTTGAACATTTGCAGCTGTGTTGGTTGATGTATCAATTCTCACTCTTGCCTTAGCACCAGTACCATTTCCTACAACAACTACGTTTGGTGTAATTTCAAACCTTGTTGAAGTATTTGGTGTTGTAGCTAAAGGAGTAGCCAATGTTATAGTATTTGACGAAGCGTCCCAATCACTAATTGTAGAGTACTGACCATTTGAAGCGCCAGCCGTAATATATATTCCACAAGTGTTATAGAAATCATCATTGGATGATAATGTAAAGCTATCTGAACTAATTACAAAGGATGTTGTGTTTGAAGATGATCCATTGGAAACAACAGCACCATTACAAAATACTGAATAACCATTACCAAAGTTTGTTAGTTTATAGTGATCCAAAGCACCGTTTATTGCATTACCCGAAGCATTACTGTGTGTAACAACTGGAATATAGTTATTAGAGCTAAATTTATTGTTTGTAGTATCATCAATGGTATACATAAATCTCCATTGATAACCATCGTTTGTATTGATAGTAATTTGCTCTAATGAGCTTGATACGGTAGAAAATAAGGGTTGTTGATTAGATGCTACACCACCATTATTATCTATACACTTCCAAACGTGCTTATTTGTTCCCTCTGTGGTCGTAATATAGAATTGCGTACCTTCCAAGGTCGTTGACGTATCATCATATTCAACGTATATTGTTCCGTTTGACCAATTATAATTTTGAATTGCAAGAGTTACATCAGCTGACCTAACTTGTTTACCACCTATCATTTCATCATATGTTTGATAAATTGAATTGACTACTGATGTTAATGGAGTTGGTACACTTGACTCTGTATAGTCTACGTGTTTACCATACGTGACATAATATTCATCGGCACTCTCTGTCAACGATTCAACAAATTGATCTGCTGCATTTACACTAAAAGCTGTATATAATTTACTTGCCATTTCCTCAACCCGATTGTGTTATTGACGACTCGGAAATTGATGCCGCAGTGTCAACATATGGTGTTAATACGACCTTACCAAACAATTTGAAACCAGCCGTATGGATTACGTCCTTTAATAGTTTTTCATATTTATCTAAAGAAAACTCCGATAAAACTTGGTATGAGTAAGATTGATAAAAATCATTGTCGTGTATAAAGTTTTCAGGATCACTAACAAATCCAACATCTGTTTGATGGAAACCTTTAGCTACACCTGTACCCTGTACAACAACAGTACCATTAGCTTGAAGGATTTCCTCATCTGCTGTGCTTCGAAGAATAAACTCTTCTCCTTGATGAAACTTATAACCACTCTCAATAATGCTAACTGTATTAATTAGATTGTTTCCTGTTTCAACTATAGCATTAACATTAGCATTTAAACCAAGTCTTTTTGATGTATCATAAGTAACAAAATCGTCGGTAGCAGACGTATATACTTCAAGAATATTTAGTGACTTAGAGTTGTTGTTAGATTGTAACCTACCCCAGGTACTATCTGTTGGTCTAAAGTCTTTTGGTGTAATCATTCTCATTGTTATTGTATTGTTTGCTGTATTAGATGACAGCACTTCACCAAATGCTTCAAAGTCAACTGATGTATTTGTTTGTGTAGCTACTGTATTTACTGAATTGGCAGCTGCTTTTCCAAGTTGCGTTATATTAGCTGTTGTAAATGTAACACCATGACCAGTAGCAGTAACTATTGACGAAGAGTTGATTGATCTTATCTCACTCAATGTCAAAGCGGTAGAATTAACAACAGCGTTTACAATTGCATACGTATTAACAGTACTGTTAACAACTTGAACAACACCATCACCAACAGTAAAGTTTTCTGTGTTAGTACTACTAAAGTTTGAGAATGTTAATGTTTGTGCCGGCCGGCCGGTTACTTGTTTAAGAACCTCACCATCTTGTATTCCTTCAAAATCTAACGCTAGATCAGTGTATTTAATTTTAACATCATTACCAAGGAAGCCATCTAAGTATTTGGTTTGCACCAACACTGGAGGATCAGCTGTAAATCCATCACCAGTATCTACAATCTTAATAGAATCAATCTGCCCAAAGTTTTCACTATGCATAGTTAATGCTTCAACCAAAACATTGCCTGTGTTTGCAGTTGCAGACTTATCAAACCCTAGTGCTGTTGCATTTAATCTTGTGTTAGCAAACGACTCTGTTATATAGTCTGTATTAACATCGAGAGGCACCAAGCTCCTAATATCATTTATCTCTATATTGGCTGTTACTGTGGGTGACCTGTTACCTGTTATGTCTGCTATTGTGTTTGATGTAACACCTCTAATCATTGATTGTGCAACTTGAAACATACTGCCATCGGCGTTTGTCATACCAATAATTGTTTCACTGGTATTAGATGTATTCAGCTTATCAGCAAGGAAAGTAGCAGTCACAAAGTTATTAGTTGTATTAGCTACTGTAGCATTAATTGAATCGTTACCGTTAAGTATTAATGTGAATGATGTATTGGCAGTACCAGATGTCTCATACGTTAACTTACTACTACCATCTTCTTGCAACATTTTATCACCATCTTCATATAAGATGTAGTCTTCCATCATAAAGTTGCCTTCTGTCTCAAATACAATCATTGAACCATCTGTTGTACTGGTACCTGCATTTGCTGTAGTAGAGACTCTCCCGTTGGCTACTTCTATAGAACCATCAAACATCCTAATAACACTTTGACTGTTTGCTGAAGACAACATATTCTCTACATCAGAAGTAAATCCAATTTCTAATCTAGGGTAGACAATTGTTTCATATGTTTGGAAGTTATTAGCTGGTCTGGTTAATTCTTCAACATAATCTTCTTCTAATATAATTTTCCCTTTATCGAAAATATCTTCTAAAACAATCTTTTCATTAGTTGCCTCACCCTCAATATAATTTACTGCACCACGTTCTGTGTTTTGTATGTTAGTAACAGTAACAATATGATCAGAAACAGCCACATTACTAAAGAAAGTGTTAGTTGAGTAACCAGAACCCTTACTCTTTAGTTGATATCTTGGAACACCGGATGCTTGTTTTAATCCTGTTACTAATGCACGACCAGGAATAGCATCCCCATTTAGCTGTTCAATAATAACTTCTTGCCCCAATGAATAGTCAGGTCCAGAATACACAAACGACAAATCATTAAGTGAGCCATTAGTCCTTACTCTGTCTGTACCATTAGTTACAAGTTCATTATCAACAAATTCACCCGTGAGATCAGCAAGAAATAGAACATGAATAATACCAGGACCTAATAATTCACGAGTTGTACCTGTCTCTACTACAAACTTTTGCTTGTTGTGGTTTCTACCACGTGTTTCAACTATGGCAGCAACGTGGGCAGTAGCACCTGATTTTGATCCTTCAATATTTGATCCTAACAATCCTTGAAGTGTGCTGTTAGTTTCACAATAAGTTTCTATGTACCTTGGTTCAACAAACTTTGCATCAGAAGCCTTAAAGATATGTTCTGGAGGAAGATAGAGATCACTATTAACACCATATAATAATCTAAAGAACAACTCGAGAGCTCGTCTTGATCCCTTTGACCTATACAGGTCAAAGATATGTTTGATAAGAAATGGAAAGTCTACTGTTGTTTCTTCAGGTATACTAAACAGATATGTCTTTTTAAATCCAGCCAAAAACGTTGCTGTTGTCTGATCAATGTCTGTTTGCTCAAGTAAATCACGTGAAATACCCAATGATTCATCATCTTGTTCAAGAAACTCATAATAAGCACGTAAGAATGCAATGAAAAGTTGACCATCCTCAGATTCATATATCTGTGGAAACTGACTCTGTACAAATATAGATATCTGGTCATGTACCTCAGTGAGAGCCATTATAACAGTTCCTGTTCAACCTTTACTAATGTGTCCTCTGTCCGAATTCGGATAATATCAGTGTTTCTACATTGAATATCAGCCTTCTCTGGCCGTACAAACACTTTAATTGAGGTAGTACCAGTAGAGAAGGAGTTAATTACTAAGTTAGATATTGCAAGTTCACCCGTATCATAGTTTACCGAGCCAATATCATTTTGTAGAATTGTTAAGTCTGTTGTATTGGCCGTAACAATCATTAATGTACCTTCACTGTTGTCTCGTATAGATGCACCAGCGGTTCCCTCAAAAACAAATATCTCGGACTCAACTGCAGGTGTCGACGAGTTGATAAACCTATCTTGTGTTTCAGCATTAATTGGATTATCAACTTTAATAGCATTATCAAACTTTAATGTTTTAACATACTTTCTGTTAATAGTTGGAACAATTGTTTTTGTTAATTTTACGTCAATATCATTGCCTAGTATTGATGTATCCGACTCATTTATCTTTTCAATTAGTTTACTTCTTCTAAACACAGTATCAAACACATCTAAATTATCAGCATTGAAGTCTGAAATAGCTGTTTCTACAACCGACTGTATTTCACTAGATTTTTGTGATGTAGCATTACGATTGTACCTAACATTAGCGTCAACCTTAACATTAATAAACTCAGGATCTTTAATTTCAGGTATTATTCCTATAGGTACCTTAGGTTTAATAAAATTAATCATATCTTGTTTAATTGTATCAGGAATAACATCAAACGCAGAGCTTCTTGAAGCAAGTATTACCTTACCAAACTGTGGTGGATTTAAATCTTCTCCACCAAACACATTCATTGATGTAATATCTGTAAACTCGTTCTTTATAATTGTTCTGTAATCTTCTTTTGTTACAGCCCTCTCTTGAGTTGCTAAGGCTCTAGGTGCTTCAAATCTAATGTCATCTAATTTTTGGAATTCAGCACCACCACTTGCTCTTGTAACCAAACTAACACTAGCAGGATGACCAGCAACACCGTCTGAAGTAAATGCATTAGCTCCATTAGGAGATGTGCCGGATGATACTCTATATTGTATTTCAACAAGATTTCCGTTAATGACTTTATTACCAAACGTACCATTACCAAATTGTACATTGTAGCTACCATTAGCAGCTGGCTCAATGAAGAAAACATTTGATGTACTTGTTACACCAAACAACGAATTGGCTCTGGTATATGTCGAGTTGGTTGAATCTGTATTAGATGCTCTAACCTTAACTGTGATACTACTAACATCAACATCAAAGTTGTTTATATAATACGTTTGATTGCCATTGGCTGTTTGATTAATCTCAGTTATAAGCTCACCTTCATAAATTGCAACGTTGCTAGCTACATAACCATTGTTGGCATAAACAGTAATGTTATTATTGGTAGAAAATGTATATGCAACACCACTAACTGTGCTAGTAAATGTTGAGAATCTTGGTATTGTGATGGAGTGGGGATTAGAAGATGGATTTACATCAATATCAACAAATGCAACTGAAGATTGGTAGGACTGTGGTGTATAATTAAGTGTTTTGGCAATAGAGTACACACTATCTCGAGCGTTTGCACTATCAAGAAACATTTCCGATGCCACTTTGTTCAAGTATATGTTATTATAATACGTATTATAAGCAAGAACATCTAACAAGACAGAAAGTGATGATCCATCAAAGTTATAATCACTGAAGATACTTTGACCTTCAAGATATGTTTTGATGTTTGATTTGATTGAATCAAACTCTAAGTTAGCTACTATGAGCTCATTGTTAGTGGGCATTTACTACATCCTTCAGGTTTGCCTCTATGTGTTGACTAATTTCATCATATGTCATTCCAAGGTAAACTCTCAACAATACTCTAGGTTCATCAAAGTATGTAACTGAATGCAATTCGTCTGTATTCAATATTACAATATCATTATGATATGATACCTCTGTTTCATAAACTAAATCGTGAACAAACCCTTCATAACGATAATATTCAGCATTGCTTTCTTTACTATTATTCTCCTTAGCTAACGAATAAAAATACACAGGAGAATGCTTGTCACCAGCCAATGCTATATTTATAGAGGAATATACATAGGGTGAATCTCTATGTGGATCTAACGGCAAGTACGTGTTAAATATCCCCATCGACAATTCAGGTGGATCTAATTTCATTCCCTCCAATATTGGGTCTGCCACCTCATGCAATAACTCGTCACTGAATTTTTCTCGATCTACTCGTCTCCAATCAAAGTATGGTTTAACTTTTCTTTTCTCAAATCCTTCTTTACCACGAACAACATGTTCCTTACTATAATCAACGCCCGTCACACAATCAGGCTGTCTTGATTCTCTCACCGTATAATCATCATCTGTAAAACTATTTAAAACCTTTTCTCTCACACCTGGTGGTACCAAGTTACCATTCAGCTTTGTAAAATATTTATTATGTTCTAGTATCCTCATTATCTCGTCCGTTCAATAAAAGCCTCAATGCTAACCTCCTCTAACAATCTTTTGATTAAGAAATTGACAGTGATGCTAGCACCATTACGATCTGGTTCAAAACTTATCTTAGAACCAAGAAACTCAACTCTTGGTTCATGGTTGTGCAATGTTGTTTTTATTTGCTCCTCTACTCTTATTTGTAGACCAGGATCAACATTTTCAAACAACAAGTCATTTAACCCCCCACCAATGGTTGGTTGGAAAGGTCTTTCTAAGGGATTTGTCAACAATAACATTTTTACCGATTGCTTAACTGAATCAGCATTGGTCTTTTTAGATACTTCACCAGTAACAGCATTTCGATCAAAATTTGAATTGATGTCAATATATACAGGTGTTTCTGTTGCCCTGCTTAATTCTGTTCTGATAGCTACTTTACTCATGAGCCAACTTTAAACCCTTGTCCAGCATTAAATCTTATTGGAAGACCAAATTTCTTCATGTTTGCATTAAACTCTTCTGGAGTTGTTTCTGGCTGATCCTCAAAAGCAGGGCCTCCTTCAGGCTCATCACCAGAGAACTCACTAGTTGGGTCGTCTCCTGCAGGGAACGAACCTAACTTCTGACCCTCGGTCAATGGATGACCAAGACGACTAAAGAAGGCCTCTATAGGTGCATTAAGTGCTTTTGTTTTACCAGCTAGATCTTTCTCCAATGCTTCCATCTGTGAACTATTTATACTCAAACCTGTAACTGGATCTTTAACGATTTTTCTACTTTCACCAGCTGGTGCCTCTGGTGCAGGAGGTGCTTTAACTATAGATCCCAATGTTTTAAATACATCCTGCATGGCATTAGTTCCATCTGCTAACAACTGTCGACCAGCACCAGAAGCCTCCTTCATTTTAGCCAATGCTGCCTTTCTACCTTTTTCATGAGCAGCATTGAATTCTTCCATAGTAGTAAATCCTGAGGCTGCCAATGCAGGTCCCGAGTCACTATCTGCATCTTCCACTGTTTCAAAAACGACATTTTCACCAGTAGCTTCATCAAACTTAACTTCTGTTGATACTGGCAACTGGAATTTAGAAAACACTTGTCTTCCAGTACCAATCAAAGCACCTGTTAATTTTAGGAAAGGATTCTTTGTTACTGGAACAGGATCTGTTGGAATATAATCAGGTATTGCTGACTCATCTGCCTCATCAACAACAGGAGCCGTAGCTGGTTTACCTTCTAACGTAGCAATTGTCTCAACACCTATTTCAGCACCATCTTCATCAAATATTTTTCGTTCTTCAAGTTTAAAATTAGGAATCATCTTTCCAGGATCAAATCCTGACGGAGCTCCTATACCTATGTCCAATTCTTCACCACCACCAAACGGTAACGATGGGACTTTTCCTTTCAGTGCTCCGAGCGCCTTATCAGCAAGACCAGCAATACCTGCATCTAAGCCGCCTATACTAGGTGTTGGCAGGGCGGCACCTACATCAGCTGCAATCTTACCAACATCGGGTACCTCCACACCAGGAGGAAATTTAGCCCCTGATAGCTTACTCGTAAGCCCAGCAACATCAGTTGAAACGCCTGTCAAAATCTTACCCATTTCTTCCTGCAAACTGATTTTGGGTATCTCTAACTTCTTAGCTTTTTCTAACATACCAGAAACAGAACCTTCAATTGCTGAAGCTGCCCCATCAAGTTTTGTAGCTAAATCTGCTGGGCTTAAATCAGCAAAGGAAGTGTTACCTATATCACCAGCTTTTTCTTGTAGCTTTGCTTTGATATCTAACAGAGTTGCATCTTGACCTGACTCAGCTAATTTAGTTTGGAAATCAGCAAACGCTGCTGCAGGATCAGGACCTCCTCCTAATCCAGGTACCTTAGGAAGTGATGGTATCGATGGTATAGTTGGTGTGTTTGGAATATTCGGAATGTCAACCATCTCTTATCAATCTCCTATAAAGATGTTTGGTGAACCACCTGCGGTTGCTGGAGCACAATGTGTACCTCCTGCAGACGGACACAAACCATCTGCTGCAGCACTATCTGCAGAATTGTTGACACAAAGTTTACCACTTGCAAAAACATTTTTGCTTCCTGCTATCAAATTACCAGCACCATGTGTATTAGGATCACCGTTTACTGATTGTAGCACTCCGTTCATAAAAACAGTAGATTGACCACTAACAATTGTTGTAGCACCACATACTCTTGCATCTCCATGTCTGTGTGTTGCTGGCATTCAAGTCTCCTACGGGTTCAAGTCAATTCTAGTTGACTCAATAACAGTATTGGCCGGCTTAGTATTTGTACCAACAAGAAACTTAGCTGCTGTATCCATTTCAATATCACTTGTTGCATCGACATCAACATGATCACCAGCTGTTATTTCAGTATTGGCACCTGAGTCCATATCCACCTTAGCTGATGCGTCAAGATTAAAGTTAGCTGACGTTTCAATGTTTGTATTGGACAATGTACTGATGTTTAATCGACCTGTATTTGCATTTTGTCTAAGACCACCACCATCAAAACATAAAGCATCTTCACCAACAAGATTATTTGATCCTACTGTAATATTACAGTTAGCACCAGTAAACAATGTTAATGAACCTCTGATAATATCTCTTTTCCAGGCATTTGTGTTTATGAATACGTTTGCACTATGAGTTGTGTTTGATGTACCAACAATCTTCTCTTCGTTTGTACCCTCAATAGTCTTTTGGTTATTCTTTGTTATTCTCTTTCGTTCGTTACCATTGATCTGTGTTGCCTTATCAGTCATCACAACCTTTTGTTCATTACCTTGAATCTTTGTAATCATATCACCATGAACATTAATGTGATAGTCACCAGCAACCTCATCATACCTATTGCCTTGTACATAAACTCTTGCATCACCTTGTACAGTAAGATTCATATGACCTTTAACAAGAACATGCTTACCCTTCATTATTATTTCATATTCATCACCAACAACCTTTGTTGTCTTTGATCCACTAGGATGTATTTCACAAAACGAACCAGATGTATGATACTCATGTATTCTTTCACCTTCAGGTGTATCATCAAACTCCTTAACGTGACCTGATTCAGTTGTGTACGTATGATTAAATGGATACTTTGAAGAGTTAGGATATTGAGTTGGTGCTTGACCATTCTTGTTTTTCTTCAGCTCCCAAGGTTGTTGTGTGTTATCATAATCCAAGGGATCGGAGTTCTCTTCTGCAGTTGATCCTCCACCTTGTCCACCATAACGTGGTACAGGCTCATTCCAACGATGTCTAAAGTAGAATGAGCCTTTAGGTCCAGCGTTGATAGTATCATTTTTGGGTTCTGCTGGTCCTTCTAAATCTCTTACAGAAGGTACCTGAGGAGGAACTGCAACAGGAACCTCTGTTATCCTATCCCTCGTTTTGATTGCTAACGACTCTTCACCATAAGCTGTATCACCACGAGCTAGTTTATTGACACCACTTTGATTCATATATTTTTCTTTTGGATATACACCAAGAGGATCTTGAAACCCTATTCCGTTTGCTTCTTTTTCTGTAGGAGCACCATACATTGTACCAATAATAAATGGCTGTTGCATTTCTTGACCATCAGCAAAGAAACCAAAACACCACGTTCCTTCAACAGGTCCAGTTGGACTATGACCAATACCACTTTGTGAACCGCTGTTCATAGGCATTAGTGGAGTAGCCCATGGTAATGTATTTACTGGGATTTGAGATAGATCATCGTTGTGTACTCCAAAAGCACGCACACGCAACCTACCAAGATTCAATGGATCATTTCTATCTTCTACAACTCCAATAAAGAATTGTACAGACTTTAGAAACTCACCTGCATAATTAGCCATTAGGAAAACCCTCCGTTGAAACAGTCTTATCTTTTATAAGGCTCAAAGATGTTTGATGATTTTCGGTATCAAAACTATTAATAACATCCGAAACCAACCAGTTGCCTGAAAATTTTGTTGGTTCTATACGTTCTATTCCCGATGTACCAGCCATTTCTGGTATACTAAAATCAACAACTTGGCCAGGCATTAAATCTGTATCACCCAATATAGTTATAGAGCATGTCATGCTAGTTAGTTGTTGTGTGTATCCCATTCTGTGGCCTTGTATGTACTCAAAGAATTGATTATATCTTGAGTTGTCCTTCAACAACAATGTTTCATAATTATCATTTGTTTGAAATATCTTTTGCCACTCTTTATCAACTAGAAATGTTTCACCTAGTGTGGCTGCTCTATCTTCAGTACGATAATTATAATGTATATCAGTAAAGTTTTGATTAATTAAATTTATAGTTCGAACTTTGTTTTTAAATGCTCCAGATGCAGTGCGTTCTAATGTATCTGCAAGATTAACGCCTCCTATGTTTTCTACCTTTCTTAAAGGATCAACAGGATCAGTCATATCTTCAGTAGGTTTATACGAAAACACTAAACCATTTTCTTTTACCTTACTAATACCCTCTTTAATTAGTCTCTCTATATTATGAAAACAATACCCATCAAAGGTTTCATAATACAAGAACAAATTCATTGGTGTACCCTTACCTAAAGCTCTCCTTGCACAAAACTCAATGGCATCGTCTGGTTGTAGTCCTGGAATAATAAAATCTTGCATACCATCTGTTGGATGTACATCAAAAGGTCTT